CCAGTTTGCACTGCACCACTTGCAGAACCAGTAACGCCACCTAGTACACCACCACCCACAGTCACTGCTTGTAATCTTTTTATTATTTCTTCTTCAGTGTAGGTTTTGCCAAGGTCATTTATTTCAAAATATATATTTGTAGCTTCTTGTAATAATTCTTCTACTATCTCTGATGCACCACCAACAATAGCTTTTTTGGTACCATTAGCAAATAACTGTCTACGGATCGCACCTTTAATCATTATATCGTTTATAGCTTTAGTACCTAAACCAAGCTTGGTAAAAATCGCACCAGCTGGTATATTACTTAATAAAGCATTTATGGTCCCTACAGTACTAGCAGTGATAGAAGCTTCTTGTGGCGTTAATCCAGCATCAATACCTTCGTTATACATATTACCAGCTTCCATGTTAAAAGCTGTTGCCATTGTAGTACCAAATACAGCACTAGGATTTCTAGTTGTTACAGCTACGATTGCACTAGGAACAACAAATGTTAAAAAGCTTGGAATAGCCTGGCCTACAGCACTAGCTACAAATCTAGGATCGCTCCATTCATAATCCATAAAATTATCTGTTGGTTGCAAATCAGGCCTACTAGCAAAATCTTCAATGCCACTTTTATATAACCTTTGACCAGCTTTAAAAAGAGGATTGTTTAATGTACGCTCTAATGCTTCCTCTTGGCTAAAATCCCTTATTACTCTGCCACCTCTACCTATTCTAGGTCCTGGCTGTGTAACTGCTAAATTTTGCAATGCACCACCAACAGTTTGTTTTAATCCACCAGCAACAAAATATGCCTTTGTACCTTTAGTCAATCTATCAATGTAATCATCATCTTCCTGGATTTGTATTTTAGGAACATTTGGATCCGCTGGGCCTTCTACTGGATTCTTTTTTCTTTCTTCTTTCTCAGCTTCAATCTTTTCTAATTCTTCCATCGCATCAAAAATGCGCTCATTGTCAAAGCCTTTTTTTCTTAGAGAATCTATAGTGGTTAATTGTTTTGGTAACTTGTACTTATCTTCAGGAACCAATGGTCTATTAGGATCGTCACCTATTTCAATAATAGAATCAACTAAAGATTTATTTGAAGTAGGTTCTATTTTTATTTCAGGAGTCTCTTCATCTTCAAAAGGATCCACAGTTGGTGCAATAGTCGTATCAATATCTTCTGCATTACTTGCTAACTCTTTTCGTAACGCATCTAAATCAATACTTTTTATAAGTTCGTCATACTGACTCATCTACTTAATCCTGGCTTGTTCATTTTCAAGATATTTCAAATAATACTGTAATAGCCCAACATCTCTAAATCTTCTTGCAACTTCTTCAGGGTTATTAAATTTTCTTAATGCTTTAAATGCAATTTCATTTACTCTTTTCTGTATTTGTAATTCTCTCTCACCTTCCAGGTTTTTCATTTTTGTTTTTATTACTTTTAACTTAGCATCCAAGTCTGCTTGTTGGACTGGTAATAAAGTTGGATTACCATCTTTGCCCTGTATTGCATTTTTTACCATATAACTTTGTTCTTCTAAAGCAAGTTCAGCTTGAAGTTCTTCCATTCTATTGTCTACTTCGTTTATATAAATACCAAGTGAACTAAAGTCTACATAAGTATTATCTTTTTTCTCTTGCAACCTTGCTTGTTTGTCTTCCTCTTTTTCTTTAGCTCTAGCATCTGCTTCTAAGCTTTTTTCTTTCTTTTTTTGCATATTAGACAGATATTGTCTTTTAGATTTTTCTTCCTCTTCATTTCTTTTTAAATTTTGTTTAGCTCTTCTGTCAAACAGTTTCTGCTCTTTATCTCCTTGCGACTTTGCACCAGCAGACATCATGCGATATTGCTTTTCCAACCTTTTTAATTTCTTAGGGTCCATAGACATAAGTCTTTGTCTAACCATTGATTCAAAAATTGGGTCCACATCATCCTCTGCTTTGCCAATATCAGTTTTTACTTCTACTGGCACACCCTTCATATTACGAGTTGGGTTTTGTTGCCTCTTTAACGATTCTAAATAACTCATCCTTTAAACACCTTTGCTAATACTTTTAAAAATTCAGGATTTTTAAACATTTCGTTAAATTCTTCATCTTGCTCTGCTTCTTTAAATTCATCAGAAAAAACAGTCCCAGCATCAGCAAGAGTACTAACAATGTCATCTCTTCTTTTAAATCTGTTTAATGCATTTGTGTATCGCACATCTTCTATGCCTTGACTAATTTCACTTGCGGATGCCAATGCATTCATTTTAGACTCCTCATTGGCCCTGGCTATTTCTTTTGCCAGTCTAGCTATTTGTAATGTGGTTTGACCACCTTGCTTAATTAATTGGTCCGCAACAACACCACTACTTTCTAATCCTTGCCTAACAGCTGTACTTCTAATTTTATTTTCTGTTTCTTTATCAGCTTGTTTTACGTCAGTCATTATTTCATTTTTTACATCCTGACCATACAACCCTTCTTTTGCAATTTGCCTTTGTTTATTTAACAAAGCCGTAGTGTCGCTAGACACCTTTCTTTGCGGTGGTTTATTAAACATATTTGACACACCCTTAAATAAACTAGGGACTGCCATTTTTAATGCTGTAGTATATGCACTCATAACTAACCTACTTTCGTTCCAGTAAACATGAAGGTATTACCTTCACTATCTTTAAAATAAATTCTTGACTCATCAGTTGGTGGTTCACTTGGACCAATCTGACCTTTTTTAATTGAAGTGAAAACAAACTGATTTTCTTTTATCTGATTTGGTTTTACTTCACCAGTTGTTACCTTAGTCATTGTTTCTTTTTTCCTGGTCTGTGTTACTTGCTGTACACCTTTATCGACCTTCTCATCGGCAAATTTTATTCTAGCCATCTATTTCTATCTCCAATTTTCTGATAACTGCACTATTGCTATCATTCGCTGTTTCTAATAATATTGATATTGCTTTTGCTCTTCCCCCAGCTGTTGGCCTTCTACTTACTATTTTACTTCCACTACTACTATTAGCTGGAAATGTAATTGTAAATAATGCAGTACCACTTATCTCACCATCTGCAAAAGCTTTACATGTAATGACAGATGCACTGTCATAATGCAAATTTATTCTTCGTACAATATTTGCTCTATCGTACTTACCACTAATATCTATGATACCAGTTTGATAACTACCCTTAATAGTTTCACTACTACTATTAACATGCATTTCTCTTATTTGTGTTACAAATGCCATTATGGACTCGGATTGTTATCGTAAACATCTACAGTAAATAAGTCTAAATCATCATTTACTGTAAAAAAGTTTGCTGTTCTAAAACTACTATCATCAAAATTAAGTTTGGTCCACTCTTGAGTATTTAAATCATACATGTAAATATTTGTATGGTCATTGCCCAGGGTGCAAATAAGCCTATCTCTTTTGATGTCATAAATTATTTTAGAGGATGATATGTTAGTTATTCCCTGGTATGTATCTTCTATAGATTTAGATATTGCGATAAATGTAAAGTCAGGCCTGATTTGATATATGTTATCTTTAGAACAGAAAAATAAATTATCTTGTGCATTAACAATACTCTCAGGTGCGACACAACCAATACCAGTATTTACTTCTAAAAGCGTAAACAAAGATGGATCGCCTGATGATACATCTAACCTAAAAATACCTCGTGTCATAAATACGACCAGGTTATTCAGTATTCTATTCATTCCTATAATGGAACCACCTTGTTGGTCCTTTATTGCAATAAAATTACTAATTGGTATAACATCAGGCATACCAAACTCAGAATACATAACAAAATCAGGGTGGGTTTCATCTAGACCACCAGGGTCTAATTTTACATTGCCAACGAAATGAATATTGCCAATCATTTGACTATATTTATAATTGACCTTTACTTTTTGCTCAGATACAAATGGTGCTTGAATACCATTGGTCCTACCAAAATCATAAAATTTATATGTAGCTTTATTTGAAGCAAATGATTCATGGTAATCATCAAATACTTTTAAATTTCCTGAAAATGAAGCAGTAGCTTCTTTTAATAATATTGCTTTACCAATACTCGCAGTAATAACATAATTATTACTACTATATTCTAATATTGAACCAGCTAATCTTGAATCTCCATATCTATCAGTGTTGCTTACGTCATGAAAAATAATTGCTTTGCTATGACACACACCTCCTGGTATTAATTGTTTAATAATAGTAGTGTTAGTGCTTCCACCAGCTACATCTAATAAAACTCTGTAAACATAAAATGATTCGTTAAAAAAATCAGCAAACGTACCAGTTGCATCTGTATCTATATTAATAAATCCTTTTGCTAAGTTCGTTGTAAATGTAGACTGATTAGCTGGAACATTTGGGAAGGTACCATCGCTTCTGTCTTGTGGTACAATAGCACTTATCTGATGTCCATTAGCTAATATATCATTGTATGCTGTATAATTATTTTTTGATATAAAGTATCTAAATGATTTTAAACCAGCAGTAACAGCTTCGGTTTTTGTCCCTAAAATATTATCAGCATTTATCATGTCAGTACCTATAAAAGAATCAGAATAAATAGATTCGTCACCTTTTTTGTAGGTACTTGTGCTATATATTATATTTTTATTGTCTGTATTTGTATTAATAGGAATTTCACCTATTTGAAAATAATTAAGTGAGTTGGCTCTGTATATTTTTAATGAAGTTATTCTTGGGTTAAATGAATATGTTTTATTAGGAGCAGTACCGCTATTTGTAGCTG